CATGACTTGCGCGGCCCAGGCCTTGCAGTACATCTCGGCAACCGAGCGATCGTCCATGAACAGGCCAAGGGTCAGCGAGCCAACGCTGTAGGAGCTCGGGAAGTGAACCTCGTGCCCGTTGCGCTTGATCGACTCGACCTGAAACTCACGGTCAGGCACGTTCGCCGTCTGCACGTAGTACCAGGGAAGGCTGACCACCGGCTGGCCCACACCGACGGACTGACCGAGGGCTTGCAGTGTCCCGCCGGAGACTGCGTTCGGGTTCGACACGTCCGGCATGACTGCGTACCAGCACCAGTTCTGCACGGCATCGCCACGCTTCTGGAGACCGGCGAAGTCGTCGCCCATAGTCGCCCCACCCTGCGCGCCGATCGAGGAGAGCGCAGATTGTGGACCGTTGAGGAGCGTGGACACGGCACCGCTGACGTTGCCTTGGGCCCCTTGCGAGGCCGCATCGCCAATCGTGCGGGTCGCCGAGCCCTTCAGCGAGGACGAGGCGTTGCCCATGAAGTCAGAGAGGGAACTCATTGGAGGTGCTCACGAAGTGGAGCTGGGGAGCGGCTGTGGAGGGAGTGCCTTGGTCGACAGCCAATCGCCAGGTGTTGGGATGCGTGTGGAAGGCGCCTCGAACGAGGTCGCCTTAGCTCCACAGCAGGATGACGAGCGGATCAGTAACGCCGTTGCCACGAGGGTAGCTACGGTTGAGGTACACGTCGGTGAGGTTGGCACCGTCGCGGCCTTGAGGACGGAGGTAGTACCCAGGACGTTCGTCGCCGTCCAGCTTGGGTGCTCCGTCACCGGGACACAGGTCCCGTTCGATCACGTCGATGTTCGGATCGACTTCCGGCCAGTCAGGGCCGGTCTTGTAGACGATGACCGTCTGCGCTTCGTCGAGCGTCGCAGGGACGCCGACAGCGCTCAACATGGCTTCGTCCATCTTGCCGGCCGGATCATGCACGCTCAGATCGGGAAACTCGCCCTTGAGCAGCATGAGGTCGCGGCAGATCTGGAGCTCCACCTGGTCGGTCATCCTGTCGTAGATGATGCCGACGACGTTGCTCATGCTGGCTCCTTGATGCCTTGCGCGAGCTTGTCGGCCGTCGGCGTGTCGATCGTGATGACACGCGTGGGGTCCGACGGGAAGATCAGCCGAACGTGCTTGCCGTTCGTCGAAGGGCGGACGCCGAAGCGCGTGCCCTTCTTGATCTCGATGGGCTTCCCGCGGAAGTTGACCACCACCGGCTTCGCGCCTTCGTAGACGAAGAAGTCGTAGGCAGCTTCAGGCAGGACAGCAGACTTGAGGAGGAATGCGTACATGGATTCAGTCCCCGATCTTGGACTTGCGGAGGCGCAGGTCGTCGATGCCCATCTCCGTCTGGTGGATCTGGCGCTCCGTACGATGCCGTTGGTCAGGCGAGACCTGCATCCGGTTTTCACGAGAGGGCATGGACTTCTTCAGGTTCTTGACCTGCCCTTCCTTGTTCTCGATCTGGTGATCGAGTTGCTCTCTTTGGACGTGCCCTGCGGAGTCCTCGGCGAGCAGCCGGGCCTTGGCGTTGAGCTTCAGCTGTTGCATGCGTGTACTCCTTTATGGAACAGGTGGGTTGGAGCCCACCGTAGTCCCATAAAATTGCTCAACGAACCCCGAACCCGAGCAGTTTGTCGCGCCCACCCTTCTGGATGTTGTCGCGGCGCACCTGCTCACGGTAGACCGGATCCTTCTCCATCTCGGCAGCGATCTTGGCGATGCGCCAGTTGGCATCGCGCGCCTTCATGCGCGGTTGCTGCGCGCTGTAGACGTGCTTCTGGCGACCCGTGATCGTCTGCGTGAACTGCTCGCCGGAGAACTCGCGGGCGAGGATGCCCTTGGTACGGAAGCCACCCAGGCCGAACTTGGTGGACGCCGTCGTCAGGTTCGTCGCATCCGCTTTCTGCTGTTGCGTGGGCGCCAGGCTGTCGCCGACACCAGCACCACCAGGGCCGTCGCCGTTGTCACCGTCGAACTCGGCAGCATCGTCGTCACCGCCCATGCCCTGGTTCGCCACGTTCTCGGGGATCTTGATGTACTTGGACAGCTCCGCCTTGATCTCCTTGTCCTCGCGGGCATCGCGGATCAGCGTGTCCTTGTCGACACCGGCGGCCGCCAGCCACATCTTCATCGGGACCGGTACGCCGTGTTGCTCGACCTTCTCGAGCATGTCCATCATGTTGTCCTCGGCCTTGGCGGTCAGGTCCTTGTGCCAGTGGAGGATCGGCGTCTTCAGGTTCTGCCGGTTCGACGCGTTGTAGAGGAAGTCGATCAGGCTGTTCGTGTTCTTCGCCTTCGCCTTGTCCTTGAAGAGGCCGTTCATGATGGCGATCATCGGGAACAGCTTCTTGTAGAAGATGGCGTTGGTCAGGTGCGTCCGGTACGCGTTGGTCGTCTCCAGGAACGTGGAGTAGGCCGACTCGGCAGCCGCGTAGGACGCATCGCCGCTCAGCAGAGCCTCGCTGATGCCCATCGCACGGAGCTTGTAGGCGACCATGACGTCGGTCATGTCCGTCCACTTCCAGAAGTCGCCACCCGGGCGCAGGTCCTGAACCTGCACGGCATTGCGCGTCGACAGCCAGCCACCCAGCGGATCGCGCTCGGCGTCCGAGAACTGCTGGGTCAGGGCGGCCAGTTCTTCGCCCGTCGGCGTCCAGATGTCGTCACCGGCCGTGATGTGGCTCATCGCACGCTGACGGCGCTGGGCTTCGATCAGGGTCCCACGGAACATGGTCTTCTCGATCATGTACATCGGGAGGATGCGATGCAGGTACGACTGGTACGCGCGATCCGTCAGGCCGCGACGGCCCAGGAAGATCGTGGTCAGCTGGTCGAGGACGAACGAGCCTTCGCGCAGGAGGTCCACGAATTGGCGTGGCATCGACCGCACGTAGGCCTTGGCAAAGTCGGTGGCGCTGTCCATGAACCGCATCGTCGGGCCGCTGACGGACACGCGAATCGTCGGGTCGACGTTGTTCAGTGGGGATGGGCTGACGCCGCACTGGAGTGCATCGTGCGTCAGAATGTCCATGAAGTTCTTGGCCTTCGCGTCGTAGATCAGCGAGCCAGCGTAGAAGCCGTCGGTCAGGTAGGCGATGCTCATCTGCGGCAGCAGCTCTTGCAGGTTCAGGCGCTGGAGTGCCGTGTCGAAGATCGCAGTCTCCTGCTCCTGGAGGCCACGCAGCTCCCAGTCTGAGAACGGGAAAACCGACTGGATGTCCACCGCGGACCCTGCAGTGTTGTCGTGCAGGTAGATGTCGCGGTAGAAGTACATGAGGGACGTGGAGTCCGGCAGGTCTGGCGTCGCCGGCAGCAGACCACTCATGTAGTAGTTGTAGTTCGACGGCATGTGAACGCCGACTTGCACGTTCGTCTTGCCGACGCCGGACACCACACCGGAGGCGCGAAGCTGCTGAGCCGCCTCGAGTTTCATCTCGCCATTACGGGCCACAGCAGTGAGACGGTTGGCTGGAAACATGCGTATTCCTCGTTGGGTTCTCGCTGCGCTTCAAGCAGCGCAGCAGCCTCCTCGCGCAGTCGTGCCGCGAAGAGGATTTGTTGACGGTGGTGGCGTGCAGCCCGAGCCTGCTTGAAAGCGGCGGTGGGCTTGTTATGGAACGTGAACATGAACACCTCGGCTAGGTGACTTGTTTGTTCTTGGTCTTGTTTGTGTCGGCAGACCTGAAGGCGGCGCGGATCAAGATGTTCCGCGTGTCTTCCTCTTCGATCGAGTACGACTTGGCACCCAGGACTTTCTTGAGCACGGAGCCGTCCTCGCTCATGATGAACACACCCCAATCGGGGAGGATCTTCTCCTTGACTTTCAGGTACACGGATTCGGGCATCGCCACGTAGGCCTGGTTGGCCCACTGCTCGTAGAGGTGCATCTTCTTGTCGGCACGGAAATCCGCGACCGAACTCTTGACCTCGACGATGACGATCCAGCCGTTCATGGCCAGCGCCAGCACGTCGGCACGGAGACGCCCGCCGCTACACAAGCCGAGCTCGAAGAAGCACATGCGCATCTTCGCAGCGTAGTAGCGGGCGACTCGTACCTTGATCGCATCAGCGATTGACGTGTTGGGCGTGACCTTCGGCAACGCCTGCAAGGAGCGGGCGCGCATGCGGGCTCGACGTCCCATAGGAGCTCCTAGTTGGAGAGATGCGCCCGGGTCTGCTCCTTCGCGTCCTCGTACTTGCGTTGGAGGGAGCCGGAGATGGTACGCATCGACTCGGAGCGTGCCTTGTTGATCCGCAGCGCCTGCTCTGGAGAGCAATTGGCAGTGATCACGTTGGTCACCTGGGCATCCTCCTGGACCAGCAGCATCGCGATGTCCAGCCAGATCGGGCGCAGGATCTTCTCGATGAGCATCTCGGCGATCGCGGCCTTGTCCTGCGTGGCCTGCATGTCGATCATCAGCTCGCGCACGCTGGTGATCAGCGAGTTGAGCTGGTAGACGCCGCGCATGCCGTTGGTCTCGCGGATCGTGTTCTCGGCCATCGGGATGGCATCGAGCACGACCTGCAGGAGCTTGCGCTGCGTCAGCGAGATCGCCGACTCATTGGCACTCCGCTCCAGGAGCTGGTGGATCTCCTCGACGGAGTCGCCGAGGATGGACTTGTTCTTGTCCTTGTCCAGCTTGGAGATCTGGCGCACCGACGGCATGGGCTCGACGGCCAGCACATGACGCGCGACCTCGAGCTTGCCCTTCAGCTTCTTCGGCACTTGGATCCCTTCGTGCTGGTACGAGCGATCCATGCGGTCGATCGTGTGACGGTCCACGCGTTGCCGTTTCACCGGCTCCTTGGCGCGAACCGCCTCCGCGCGCTGCTTCTCCGACGCGTGACGCTTCTGCGGCCGGTCGTCGTCGAACTCGTCGAAGGCGCCGGGAGATTCGCGACGGCCACGAGTGCCGCCACTGATGTCCAGGATTTTAGTACCCGAACTGGACCGGGAGGTCGTTGCTGCCCGGTCCTTGGTTACCGGTCGAGAAGTATTCATGGTCGTCAGGGAGTGGGAGAGAGATACGATCGTGCTCGCACGACCAGGAAGGCACGTTGCCGATCATGGCGACGATCATCGGACGCTTGCAGTCAGGGCACATGCCCTTGCCAGCGACCTCGGCGCTCATGTCCAGCTTGGCCGTCAGCTTGGAGCCCGAGGCCATGAGCGCAGCCTCGCGCACGTCCTTCTTGGCCTCGTCGCCCTTGCCTTCCTTCTTGGCCTCGGCTTCGAACTTCTTCATCAGCGCCTCGAGATCGCCGTTCTCGAGGACGTCCATCATGTACTCCAGCGCGTGCTGCATGATCTGGTCTTCGTCGCTGGCAGTCGTCAGGACGGACGCGTGATGGACAGCGTGGCCCGCGGAGCCCTTGACGGCCGACTTCAGCATGGCCTCGGTCGCCAGGTGCGTGCCGAAGTGCTGCATGAACAGCACGACACCGTGGGCGGCACCGCCGGTCATGAGCACGCTGGCTGTCACAGCCGCGAGGTCCGCAGCCACCGCACCCATGGCGTGCTTGTCTTCGTGCGTCAGAGGCTGCCGGGACGCCAGCTTCTTCAGCGCAGCACCCGCCGACTTCCACTCGTGCGCGTCCTTCTTGAGGTGCGACAGGATGTGGCCGCTCTTCTTCTTGAGGAAAGCGACCGCAGCCTTGCGCTTCGGCGAACCGGCCTTCATGTCCGGGTGCACGAAGTCGCGCAGACCAGGCTTGGGGCCGGTGGGCTCCGACTTGCGGTTCTCGGTCTCCTCGTTCTCGTGCGAACGGTGCGGGATGCTGTCGGTCTTCTCCTGCTCGGTCTTCGGCTTCTCGTGACCTTGGCCGGGCATCGCCGACGGCCCGCTGAGGCTCTTGCCTTCACCGGTGTCGTGGTTCTTCAGCACCGGCGGCGCGCTGTGCTGACCCGGACCCTTCTTGTCGTTGGGGTGGCCACCAGCGGGAGCGCCCATGTCCACCTTGGACTTGCGGTGCATGTCCGCGTACTTGGAGTTCGGGTGTTCGGCCACGTACTCGGCCTTGCCGGCGTCCGAGAGCTCGGTCCACCAGCGCGCGACGTCGCCGTCGGCTTCAATCTTGGTCGGCGCGGCCACGAGCTGCTTCGGCTTCGGCTCTTCCTTCTTGGGCGGCGGCGTGAGGTCCGACTTGAAAGCCGAGAGTTCGACCGGGCGGCCCTGGTTCCATGCCTGAGGGTACTTCATTTGCTGCTCCTGCGCTTTCGCAAACCGATGAGGGAACTCGCCTCGACTTGCATGATCCACTCGTGCAAGTCGAAGTCGATGTCGAGACCCAGCCCTTGCTCCAGACCGTAGATACCGATCAGAGAAGCGTCGAGCTGGTGAGGTTGAACGTCGATGTGGTCGTAGACCTGGCGAAGATCGAACTCGCCTTTCTCGTTGGCGTACAGGGCATGTCCTCGGAACTCGTCAGCGAACCGACGGTTCATCGAGTTCTTCCAGGCCGACGCGATGGTCAGCTTGATCGACGTGTCCGGGTACGTGCCTCGGAGGATGCCCAGCATGCAGCTCACCTGTTCGATGAGCGGGCCACCGTTGCCCCGCGTCTGGAATCGTTCAGCGATCATGCCGTTGGGCTTGTGCTGCATCCAGCCGGCGATCTCGATCGCGAAGTTCCGGGACGCGCGCTCGAAGTTGACGAGCGTGTTCACCGGACGCATCATGACCGAGTTCATGTAGCACCTGGGCTTGCCTCCTTCGAGGCCGACGAGCGCGATGCCGAAGTTGCGAGACCCAGGGTCCATGGAGAGGACGAGCTTCTCCGGAGACCCCTCGAGAACTCGCGGCATCCTGTATGGTGTGTTTGGCTTGGGTGCCTTTTTCTTGGACTTCGCCATGGTCTATCCTATCGTGTGACCATAAAATTACGGTCGCCTCGCAGGAATCAGAAGCCGGAACGTCCGATGAAGTGACCCATCGGCATCGCCCGGCGCTCGGCAGCGTAGGACGTGTTGGCCTCGATCAGCCGTTCCATCACCTTCGGATCGTGCATCTTCGTCTGGAGAACCAGCGCGCGGAAGATGTCGTCTGTGAAGCCAGGACCCTTGGTGGGGCACTTGCCTTCGCCGAGGTCGGTGACGGTCAGCATCTGGAGCAGCAGGTGCTTCACTGGTTGGTCGCGCAGCGTCTTGAAGTCGATGTAGTTGGACTTCACGTCCTCGTAATCGGCTTCGCTGATGAATGGCAGCTCCATCGACCCGTTCTCCAGCATGGCAACCAGCGAGTCGAAGTCCTTGCGGCGCGGGCTGTACTGGGTCGTCAGGCAACGATCCTTCAGCTTGCCGTTGATCATGACCTGCCCCATGTCGGCACGCGCGCGGCTCAGGATGTCCAGCGATTGCCACTGGTCAGCCACGAGCGCCACGGCGTTCAACTGCTTGAGGATCGGCAGGATCACGTGCTCGTACACCATGTTGAAGTCGATCTTCCGCTCGTCGTGCGTCATGATCTCGATGATCGTCGAGACCTTGGAGCGCTGCTTGTCGAAGTCGAAGTGGGCTCCGGTCAGCGTGAACGAGTTGTTGGAGTGACCGGCGTCGATGGTGACCAGCGACGGGTAGCGCGGCGCGTAGAACTGACGGAGCTTCCCGTAGAGGAGGCCAGGCTGGTCGTAGTGGTAGGTCAGGCTGTGGCTGTTCTTGCCCGTCCAGATCTTGAGCGGGACCTGCGTGTGGGCCATGAAGGTCCGGTGGACACGCGGCGGGTTCGCGCCGAAGTCACGCTCCGCCTTCTCCGCGTTCGACGCGTAGGCCAGCGTGATGATGGGCGTGTCCCGGTGGATCGTGGGGTTGACGGCCCACGTCGGCAGATTCACGCCGAGGATGAAGCGTTTGCCTTCCGGAGTGCGCGAGTCGGCGAGGCGACGCATGACCTTGTCGCGGATCGAGATCGGCGACGAGACGCCCAGCATGACCGCCGGCGGGCAGTTCTTGCCCTGCTTCAGCAGTTCGAGTTGGATGGACTGCACCGTGACCAGGCTGTTGGTCAGCGACTTGTGCGCTTCGTCCGCGTTGGCGCGTTCGCTCTGCTCGTCTTCCTCGTCGTTGCCGGTCGGCAGCGGGAACAGACCCAGCTCGTCGATGAACGCGGCGATACGCGTGTCACCGCGAAGGGTGGTCGACTTCGGTCCGGAGGGGTAGGCCATCAGGCCCTTGTGATACCACTTGATGTACTCGTCCTTGATCCGGTACAGCTCCATGCCGTACTTCTTGGAGTAGTAGTCCAGCATCTCACGATACTGCTTGAACCAGGACGACGCCATGATGAGGCGGTGGTATGGGGTCCACAGCACGCCGATGGCCTTGGCGTACGTCAGGCTGACAAACGTGGTGGTCAGCTCGGTGGACTTCTGCATCGCATTGGTCAAGTCCGCGAGGCGCGGGAACTTGAGCATCCGATGGGCGTGGTACGTCCCGTAGTGGGCTGCGCTCGAGCTCTTGCCGCTCCGCTGTCCCAGCACGTTCACGAGCTCCACGTAGTTGTTGAGCCCGTGGTTCTCGATGAGGTCCCACTTGAGACGCTTGCACTTCGGGCACTTCCCGTGCCGGAGGAGGACTAGGCCTTCCTCGATGTCTTCCGAAGGACGATCCTTCGGGACGTGGTCGACGAACCACTCCAGGTTCAGCCACTTCTTGTTGGAGCAGACAGGGCAGACCTCGCCGAACAGCATGAGGCCGATCCACATCTGGATCATCCACGGCGGATGTGCGTCCTTCCCGATGATGCGGTAGGAGAAGTCGAGGTAGTTGGCCGCGTTGCTGAGATCGCGATCGTCGATCTTCAAGTCACGGAGCAAGCCAGTGTCCGGGTCCTTCGACTCGTTCATCAGCTTGATGATGTCCAGCTCCTGATCACCGCCGATGACGCGACCGGACGGCATGACGATGCCCGAGTCGGTGACGATCTCATCGGCGATGTGAGGAGCAGGTTCGCCAGGACGAGCCTTGGGTGCAGGCGTGCCTGCGGGCATCAGCCCTGGGAACATTTCAGCGACGCGGCGCTCGATTTCGTTTCGGGACGACATTCAGTTCACCTTGTGGTGTGATCTTCTGCTTCTTCATGTCACGCTGCATCTCGGCCAGCATCTTCAGCACCTGCTGGAGCTCTCCGTCTTGTTGATGCACGTTCCCACCGAACAGGGCAGAAAGATGTTCCGGCGGGAGATGAAAATACTCTAGGACGTAGAGCCCCATCTTGATCACCGCCGCACGCCCCACCATGTTCTCGAAGCGCGAGAGCACCGACGTGTCGACCTTCGTCTTCATGAGGCGCTCGACGACTTCACGCGCCTGCGAGGTTCCAGCCGACGCCGCGACCGTAAGCGGTGCCACCTCCTTCAGGAAGAACTCGCGAACAGCGTTGATGTTGGCGCGGAGTTCCCTCGGAAATTCGTCCTTGAAAGGTTTGAGGCGACTCTCGATCGCCTCGTCCACGTGTTCCAGCACCTTGGGCTTGAACTGCGCCTTGCGGCGCTTGACTTCTTCCTCGATCGACTCGACCTGGAACCAGAATTTCGAGTTGCGCTTCCCGAACCGGGAGCCCTTGGCTGTTGCCTTGGGACTCGTCGGGTCGGTGTACGCAACCTGGAGGAGGCTCTTGGTGAACTCATCCTCCTGGTCCAGGAGAGCCTGTGGAGCACCTGCCGGTGTCTCCTTGGGCGTCTCCTCGTCGTTCATTCGTCGTCACCTCCATCGCTGTCGATCTCACGCTCGGCGCGCTTCGCGTCCTGCTGCTTGGCCGCCGCCACGTACTTGTCCTCGGCGACCTCGGACTTGATCTGCTTGAAGCAGTATTTCCGCAGGTCCATCGGCGCGTAGCCGGCCTTCTTGGACATGGCGATCTTGTCCTCCTTCTCGCCGAGAACCCAGAGCTTGATGTCGCCCCAGGTCATCGGCTTGGACACGCCCAGGTCGCCGAGGTTCAGCTTGAAGCCGGTGCGCTTGCCGATCAGCTGGCCCGTGTCCTTGAGGAACTGGATCGTGTCGAACACCGGGCAGATGCCACGCGCCTTGCCGTTGCCGTCCTCGACCCAGATGCGGATGAACGTCTCGCGGTTCGGGGTCCACAGCTTGTTCTTGATGGCCTTGACGTGGACGTAGCGATACACGTCCATCGTTCCCTTGAACTCGACCGACGGCTCCGTCTCGTTGTAGTTGTAGTTCTTGTCCGCCTTCGGGGAGAAAGGAGCGGCCGACAGGGAACGCGAGGTCTGGCGGAGGCGCACGTCCGAGAACTGCTTGAGCGCGTTGCCGCCCTTCTCGTCTTCCTTCGGGCCGTACATGGCCATCGGGTTCGAGCGCAGGTGGTTCAGGCCCCAGATGGTGACCATCTTGTCGGCCATGCGACCCTTGACGCGCTCCAGCTGCTTCGAGAACGCCGAGGCCTTGACGGACAGCTGGTTGCTGATGTCCTCCTCGTCCTTGACGGCCGGGTTCATCGCCGTGTAGGAGTCGAGGAAGATGATGCCTTGCATCTTGTCGTTCGGTGCTTCGACCCACAGGCCGTTGCCGTACTTGCGCGTCATGCTCTGGTCGATGCGATCGCCCAGCTTGAGCCGCGTGCCCTTCTTCTTGTCGTCCTCGAAGATCAGCCACCACTTGTTCTCGACGAAGCGCTTGTCCGGCAGCTCGCGCAGCAGGGCGCCCAGCCACTCGTAGAAGCGCTCGAGGATGGTCTCCGAGCGATAGCGCACGCGCGGTGGGACAACCCACCGGCCGGTTGCCTTGTCCTTCTTGCCGAAGACCTGGTCGACCGTCATGTTGACGCCGGCGCCCTTGAGGATCGACGCCACGTAGGGCTTGGAGTTCTTGGTGGAGCCCTCGTAGTCGACGAAGGCGATGATCGGGATCTCCTCCTTGATGGCGGCAGCCATGCCGACGAGAGCCAGCGTGGTCTTTGCGCACTGCTCGTTGCCTGCGCCGGTCAGCATGCAAGCCCGGACGCCGCCGCCGAGGATCATGTCGATGGACAGCAGGGACGTGCTCATCGGAGGCGCGACGTCCAGCGACGAAGCCTCGAAGCCCTGGCGCTTGGCGATCACGTCCATCGTGTCGCTGTAGAGGGCGAGAAGGTCCAGCTTGGGCCTCTTCGAGGATTTCTCGTCGTCCGAGTCGGCCGCAACCTTCTTCAGCGTCGACTTGACCCGGGTCTCGATGTTCTTCACGTCCTTCGCGACCTTCCTGTCGAAGTTCTTGTCCTTCGCATTGGCGATCGCCTTCTCCGCGATCTTCTTCGCGGATGGGGTAGCTTTCTTGGGGGCCATGTAGTTTCCTGTGGTGCAAAGCGAAAAAGGGCCACGGGACCTGGATCCCGTGGCCCTTGCGTCAGAGCTGCTGTGGCTCAGAAGTCGTCGTCATCGTCCTTGGACGAACGCTTCGACGAGGTCTTGCCGCCCTTGGAAGACGAGCTCTTGTTCGACTTCTTCGGCGGCGGATCGTCGTCCCCGTCGCCATCGTCGTCGCCCGAGTTGTCGTCGTCGAAGTCGTCACCGTCATCGTCGTCCTTCGAGGACTTCTTCGACGAGGAGCTCTTGCCGCCCTTCTTCGGGGCCGGCTTGTCGTCATCGTCGTCACCGAAGTCGTCGTCACCGTCACCGTCGTCGTCCTTCGAGGACTTCTTGCTGGCCGGCTTCTTGTTCGACTTCTTGGGGGTGTCGTCGTCATCGTCGTCACCGAAGTCGTCGCCGTCGTCGCCATCACCGTCGTCATCGTCCTTCTTCGACGACTTGCCGGCCGGCTTCTTGCTCGACTTGTTCGACTTCTTCGGCGTGTCGTCGTCGTCGAAGTCGTCGCCGTCTCCGTCGTCGTCACCCGAGTTGTCGTCGTCCCCGTCGCCATCATCGTCGTCGCGGCCGCGCTTGTTCGACTTCGGCGGTTGCTTCTTCGAGTTCTTGCTGCCCTTCTTCGGCGTGTCGTCGTCATCGTCGTCGCCGAAGTCATCGCCGTCGTCCGAGTTGTCGTCGTCGCCATCACCGTCATCGTCGTCCTGGCGCTTCTTGCCCGAGGACTTCGGAGGCTGCTTCTTGTTCGACTTCTTCGGCGTGTCGTCGTCATCGCCGTTGTCGTCGTCACCGTCATCGTCGTCCCGGCTCTTCTTCGAGTTCTTCGAAGTGCCGGCGTCGGTCACGCCCTTGATCTTGATCTTGTTCCGCGAGGCCCACGAGTCGAAGTCGCGCTTGATCTCCTTGTCGGAGGCGCATTCCATGGCCTTGGTGCACGCGGTCTCGAGGTCCTGGCCCAGGTACTCGAGTTCTTCCTCGGTGAGGCGCTTGCGATCACCGATCTGCACCTGGTACTGGTCGGCCGGCGCCGCGTCCGGGTCGTACATCACGCGGATGTCGCAGCCGAAGCGATCGTCGTTGACCGGGAACGCCTTGGTGGCGCCGCTCTTCGACTCGACCACGTTCAGGCCCTTGAGCTTCTTGATCTTGTCGGCGAACGACTTGCCCAGGCGGATGGCCTTCTGCGGCGTCCAGCTGTCGCTGTCCTTGTCCTTGAAGCCGGTCTCGCGCTCGCTCTTCGTGTGCTTGGGCTTCTTGGCCGGCTCGGTCTTCTGGAGGCCGCGCACGATCGCCTGCATCCAGAACTTCTGCTCGAACTGGACATGCGCTTGCTCGCGCGCTTCTTCCTTCGAGACCTCGCCGTCCTGCGCGCGGTCGTACTCGGCACGCTGCACGTCACGCCACGGGTCGTACTTGTCGGCGTCGCGCTCCTGCGTCTCGATGTTGTAGGACGGGCAGACGGTCGGGAACTTCGTGCCCTTGCCCTGCTTGTTCTGGGTCTTGATCCAGTAGCGGGCCGTCGAGAAGATGCCCATGCGGAACCGCAGGGTCACCCACTTCTTGGGCGGCAGCTTGTAGACCTCGACCAGATCGGGTACGTCCGGTGCGCGGTCGGAACCACCGCTGGTCTTTGCGTCGTCGAGATCCATGTGATCTTCTTTCTTCAGTTAGTGAAAAGGGACAGCTTCCTCAAGTCCTTTGACGAGTAGGACTCAGGGATCTGCAGGGCAAACCGGAAAGCTCCGGTCGGGTCAAGCCTGCGCGCAACAGCGCACAGGTACTGTTCGGCTTCGTAGGTGTGGTCCGGGCCGACGGATTGGGCGTCCATGCCCAGCTCCAGCAGCTGGTCGTAGGACGTGTGAAGGCTGTCACGCGCCACGCTCTTCATGATCTCTGACTTGGCGCTGTAGAACCAGGACTGGATGTACTGGGTCAGGACGCCTTTGCGGCTGTCGCAGCGGTCGATGGCCTTCGACAGATAGATCATGTAGGTCTGCACGATGTCGTCCAGGTTCTTCTGGTACTCGACCTCCTGGTACGTGCGCTTGGCCTGCATGATGCTCATGCGCGTGTACTTCTGGACGATCAGCTCCTTGAACTTCAGGGCCTTCGACAGGAAGTACTCGGCTTGCGAGATCGCGCCGTAGAGATGCGACGACCCTGCACGTTCCTCAGCGAGCTTCTGGCCGAGCAAGCGCGCGGACCGCGGGACCTCGAAGCATGGGTCATGCAGCCTTCGGTATGTATTTACAGTCTTGAGGAAGACCGAGACCAGGCCGAACAAGAGGCCGCGGTTCAGCAGCATCTTCTTCTGGTGCTCACGCTTGCGACGGCCGTTGGTCGTCACGGCGTTGAACAGGAGGACCGGCAGTTGAGCCTTGTCGCCCCGGCTGCACTTGGTGTTGGGGTTCGTGAACTGGTAGGCCACGACTTTCGCGAAGTACACGTCGGTCAGGTCGGCATAGGCCGTGACGATCGGGTCCACCGCGTTCTCGATGAAGTGATCGAGGACCGTCAGCAGCTGGAACGTGGTGTAGTTCTCGGTCAGCACTTCCTTCGTGCTCTTGAGGCGCGCGAAGACCTCGGAGTGTTGATACGCGGCAGTCATGAGTCGTAGCCCAGGCGGTTGAGGATGGAGGACAGCGTGTCGATCTGAACGGACTGGTGGTCGACCGACACGTCGACGACCGTGTGAGCGATCCGCAGCCATGACTCCTTGTCGGCATCGCGGACCTTCGCAAGTCGGAACTCGCGTTGGAGCCCGGCAGTCATGAAGACGCGGTGGACCAGGTTGGTCTTGGACAGCACCTGGATCTCCTTGTCGACCTGATCCACCCACTCCTCGAGCTTCATGCCACCAGGCGTCCACACCTTGACCTTATCCAGGTCCTCGGCGTAGATGAAGCGGCAGGCTCGCGCCGCCTGCTCACGCTGGCACATGATGATGTTGATGACAGGTCGTAGCGGGCTCATACACCGTGCCTCCTCTTGATCTCGGTACGCAGCCGCAGCAGGTGCTTGCACATGCCAGGCACATGCCCTGGGTTCTGGATGTCCGGCGGGTCGCCGTTGCCGAAGATGATGTCGGCGGCGCCCACCTGGTTGTTCGCCCACTCCCACCTGTACATGAAGTCCGGGCAGGAGCACGAGCACTTGATGTTGTACTTCCGGTCGAGGAACTTGATCGACGAGGTGTACTTGTTCTGGTCAGCCGAGCGCCTGATCTTGTTCCCGATGATGTACTCGAGGGGTGTCCAGGTCTTGCAGACCACGGTGGGGATCTCGTTGCGGTCGACCCCGGTCTTGTAGCCGACGAGGCGCACCAGCTTCGAGTTGATTTTCCGCAGCGGCTCGCTACGGCGCACCAGCTCACCGAGCTTCATCATGATCAGTACCCCTGGTCAGCGGTCTGGTAGGCCGTGATGCCCAGCGACCGATACATGGCGATCACGTCGGCATCGTCGTCGAACGCGATCAGCACGTCGTCCGGGTCGATGTCGTTGAGCTCCATGAGCTCCCGCTTGACGATCTCAGCAGGTCGACGATCGCCAGTGGCTCGCATCAGCAGCTCGTACTCGCAGTCAGGGAACATCTCGGCCAGCAGGAGCTCGGTGGTCTCGCGCTGTTCCGCACCGCGACCGGTGATGAAGACCTTGCGGAGCTTTGGGACGTCCATGAGCAGCCCGTAGATCAGGACGCCCTGCTCGATCGGCTTGTCGGTGTGGTGGAGCGAGAAGTACAGATCCTCGTCCGTCTTGAGGTGCTTGTGGCGCTCGCTGGAGTCAGCGCAGCAGCCGTCGATGTCGAAGAGTGCGATCATCATGAGCCTTGCTCCCTAATCAGGGGTTTCTCGTGCTGAGTGAAAAGTTCAGGCGCGGCCCTTCGTGCACCGCGCATGGCAATGATCCTCTGGAGGGCATGGAGCGCGCAGTAGAAATCATCCACGTCTGACGGTGCACTACCAGGGAGCCTGCAGAAGTCATTCCAGAGTTCGCCACTCTTCACGAGAAGCGCACGCTCTGTGGGCGTCATAAAGTTGTCGCTCATGACGCTAACCTTGCATGCGGAGCGCGTGCTGGATCGTCTTCTCCATGAGCTCCACGATGCCCTGCGGCACCTTCTGGATCTTCGCGTAGTGGAGACTGAACGCCTCGGCCCACAGCTCGTGGTAGTTCTTGCACGCGTACTCGGAGACGACCGGCTTCAGGTCCTTCTTCAGCAGGTTGCGCTTCGGCCACAGCGCCTCGATCTCGTCCTTCTGGTCCGCCTCGAACAGCGTGTTCAGCTCCTTCAGGCCAATCGCGTGCTCCTGGTGGATCGTCCTGATGATCCAGTTGAAGGCGTTGCGCTCGTCCTCGTCGAGGCCGCTGCGGAAGTCCTGCGGGCGCTCTTCGCCGCCCAGCAGCCGCTCCAGGATGGCCTTCGACAGGCCCTTGTCGATCGTCATGGGCTTGATCGACGTGTTGAACAGCTTGATCCACCGCGCGTTGACCTTGGGCCCTTGCATGAACTCGTGGTGGAACCAGTGCGCGTACTCGTGGATGATCACGTAGACGAACGTCATCAGGGTCGCCGGCATCGACTCCGGCTTGATCGAGAACTGGTGGGGCATCTTCGCCAGATCCTTCGACGGCTTGAAGTACCCGCTGTACTTGCCACCGGCCTTGGCCTCCTTGCAGTTGACCTCCCACAGCGTGGAGTCCGCCGGGCTCGGCAGCTTCAGCCGTTCGAGGATCTGCTGGGCCTTGTCGAAGGCGTCCATCAGGAGCTTGCCCACGTCCTTAGACGGCTTGTAGAAGAAGTAGATGTCGCCGAAGAACTCGTGGGTCTTCTTGTGGCCGGTGTAGAGGTGCGACACGTCGAACTTGTGGACCACACCCGGGTGCGGGTTCTGGCCCAGGTCGAGCAGAACGTCCTTCAGCGGGATCTCGAACTCCTGGCGGAGCTTGATCAGGTGGCTGTTCTTCTCCTTGTAGCCGCTGATGATCCCGGCGTTGACGGCCGTGACGCGGCCGAGGAAGAGGTCGAAGGACTCGGCTGTGCGGAGCTTTCCGATGATGAAGTCGTTTTTGGTCGGCATTTTGGGGCCCAGATGGCGGAATTTGGCGCGGAAATGCGAGAAGGGGCCCCGTAGGGCCCCTTCGGGAGAACCAGGCTACGCGGTGTAGCCTTTCAGGTTCGTGTCCAGGCAGATCAGGTCAGGCGGTCGTCACGTTCAGCGTGTTGGACGGCGAAGGCGCGACGGGAGGCGTCTCGACCTTCACTTCGACCGGCGTGGCCACCTCGGCAGGCAGCGCCGTCAGGTCGACGGTCTGCTCTTCCTTGACCTCGGCCACCGGCTCCTGCTTCAGGACCTGCTGGACCTCGTTCGACACCGCCGACGGGCGCAGGTTGCCACGGCTCGTGACCTGTACCAGGCCGAACTGCTGGCGCTTGCCGCCGAAGTGCGTGACCTCGAGGTTCACGTTGACGTAGTTGTCGATCTGCACGTCCGTCGTCTCGACGTCCGAGTTGATGGCGAAGCTCGAGATCTCGTTGGCGCCGCCGACGGCGAACACGTCGCGCAGGTTGTCGATAGTCAGGCGCTCGCCCAGCAGGAACCGCAGGGTCAGCAGCGTGTCGCCTTCCAGCGGGCCGGCGAAGACCGGGCCTTCGGTGTAGCTGACGAACGAGGCAGCCAGCTGGGCCGCCAGCGGGTTGTCGATCGCGATCTCGAACGTCGGGCCGTCGTAGGCTTCCGGCGACTCGTAGAACTTGTTGTCGCTGACGACGTTGCCGTCGTCGCCGCTGCCGATGCCGTAGTCGCGATCGGTGCCGACGCCCACGGCGTTCAGGTTGATCACTTCGTCGCTGACCGAGCCTTGCGAGTCCTTGCCGTCCGTTTCGTCGTCGGCGCCGATGTGGCCGGCGGTCAGGTCATCGGGCAGCTGGATGTTGTCGATGTCGGCGACGTCCACTTCGTCTTCGGCGTCGGCGATCTCGGACGTCAGGGCCTTCAGCAGGGTCTCGCGCTCCGTGTCCATGGACGCGTACGAACGGTTCTTCAGGAAGGTCTCCAGGTCCATCGACTGGACCTTCAGGCTCTGCGTCAGGAACACGGCCTGCTGCGGGTGGTCTTCGAGCACGTGCTCGGGGAGCCCTTCGTTGGTGATCAGGAGGACCGTCACCGGGACCTCGCCGTTCTTGGTCTTGCGCACCCAGATGGAACCGGGAACCAGCATCTCCAGCGTTGCTGCGTCGATCATGTCTTTGAACCTCGTCAAAAGAGTTTGTGGTGGTCAGTGTGCCGCGCAGCTTCGCGGCTGCCTGGACACTTGGTCTTTACAGTTTTCCGTTTTGCCCGTTTCGGCGTGAGGTCAGGCGGCCTTCTTGATCGGACTGCCCTGTCGCAGGAGTCGCCAGCACTTGGCGCACGCCCACTTCGTAGCAGTCCGCTGGATCCCACCTCCGGGGTCCACGAGTTCGCCGTGGTAATCGCAGTGGCGAAGCTTGTGCGTCAGCTTCGGCACCTGGTCGTTCACGTGCATCGGGCCAGTACCGCACCCGTAGTTCACTTCGTACTTGAAGCCGCTCATTCGCGGGCCTTTCGTCGTCCGTGGTTGGTGATCAGCTCCATCGAGAACTGGACCGGAGGTCCGGTGCGGCAGGAGCGTGCGATCTTCTTCGCAGGGTTGAAATGGCAGAGCGCCGCGTAGGTGCGATAGCCCAGGGCCTTCGACAGGAGCTCAATGGCCTGCGAGAACCCGATGGCGCCCTTGGTGAGTCGGCGAACACGCCGCGCGCACTGCTTGAGTTCCCAGAAGGCGAGGGTCTCTCGGAGACCGACGTAGAGCACGAGGTCAGCGACCGTCTCCTCTTCGACCAGTGGGTACTCGTCGTAGCGGTCGTTGCTGCGATTGACCGCCAGGAAGCCCTGGTAGTGGGCTTCGAGGGTGCGACTGCGGGCCGTTGCGGTCAACCGTGCGGGTGGCTCCTTGTACGGGACATGGAGCACGCCGCTCATAGCTCTTCCTTCTTGCGGGGAACCTTCACGCACTGACGGCCGTCCTTGAGGACGACGATGTTGCCGACCGACGAGGCGACGTCTGCACCGTTGACGAGCAGGACGCCGCCGCCAGGCGTCTTGACCTGGTAGCGACCCTTGTCCCACTCCGGGAGGCCGTCGACCTTCTGGTCCGTGTGGCCGATCACGTACCACTCGAAGCCACGGTCGAACAGCGCCATCGTCCACCAGACTTCGTTGTCGGCGTCGTGCTCGAAGGCGAAGCCCACGAACTTCGGCATCGCCGAATAGGCCTGGAGAATCGGCAGCTCCTTGAGCTGGGAGAGGTCCGTGAACGGATGAGGTCCACGATTGCCACGCTCCCAGAACAGGTTGGTGTGCTGGATCTCGGTGGTCACTTGGCTGCCCCGTCCAGCTTGGTCGGGTCGGCCTTGTAGAGCTCGAGGAGCAGCCAGTGGTCCATCGCGTTGCCCAAGTCGAGGACGACGCGGCCGGGACCTTGCGCGGCGATCTCCGGGATGATCCACTTGGTGGCCGGGCCAGCGGAGACCAGCACCAGCGGGTAGTCCCAGGCGGCGCACTGCTCGACGACCTTCTCGGCCTGGTCCCAGTTCGACAGCGGGATGTGGCGGATGCCGACGTCCAGGTAGGCGCGTGCGCGCTTGGCGAACGTATTGGCCGTCACCGGGTTCCGATGGAGCACCAGCACGTTCTTTGCCGACTTCAGCAGGGCCGTCCGCTGCTCCAGCGTCCAGTCGTTCACGAAGAAGTTGTCGACCAGGCCTTGGTTGGTGCCGTGGAGCTTGTACCAGGGGTAGACGCTGTAGCCAGCCTGGTCGAGGCCGTTGACGTTGGGCCCGAAGTAGCCGCACTTCATGATGGCCTGGGACATGCGGTCGTGGAGCGTCCGGTACGTGATACCGGCGGTGCCCATGCGCTCGTGCCACTTGGGCTCGAAGTGGCCGACGACGGAGTCGTACTCCTTGAGTGCCCGCGCACGGATCGACTCGACGAACAACTGGCGCTCGCCGTCGCCCATGCGGACGACGCTGAGGATGCCGCGGTCACGGAGCACCGTGGCGACGACCGAGTAGAAGGCGCGGCTGCTCATCGTGCGCAGTGCGTAGTTGATACGGTCGGCCTTCGACAAGGGGTAGTTCTCGGAGACTTGGTCTGCGGTGATCATGGTGGTCTGTGTTGAGTTTGGGGTTGTGACAGTAGGTCTTTACAGTTCAGCGCATCGAGTAGCCGATGACGTGGCTGAGGACGGTCTTGGAGTCGAGGCGATGGATGTTGCGGTCGCTGTCGTCCGTCAGTCCTTTGCGAAGGACCTCGAGGTACCAGCTGATGCCAGCATCACCGATGGCAGACGGGAGCCGGAACGTGAGGCTGAGCTGGTGCATCTGCCCGACGATGGCAAACGTGAGGGATACCACGGCGCTGCAACCGAGGTTGTTGCGGACGATCTGTTCGACGCAGGCCATCACGTAATCCTCGGACGACTGGTCGAGCGGGCGCTCCGGGAACTCCAGGTCAAGGCGTTTCGAGGTCTGGACGATCACCATGTTGTCGTACCCTGGCTCTTCACCGTCCGAGAGAACCCGAACTGCCACAGGCCGATCGTCGTACTGGACCTCACCTGCGGCGATGTAGAGTCCGCTGTTGCCCTCGGCTGCCCAAGCGGCGGCATCCATGAGTTGCTTGCCCAGCGTGCGTGCCTCGTCCTGCGTGACACGCATGACCGCCAGGCCCTTCGGGCCCATCCCATGCTTGATCTTCACGATCTCCATGTCAGGCTCCTTGCAACCAACGCTTGAACGCAGGCATGCGACCTGCGTCGATCTCCCGCTGGATCTCACGAGCCGTGCGGTTGAACTCGTGCATCATCTGTTCCCTGGAGGACCACTGCGGATCACCGCTGATGAACGACTTGTTGATCCCGAGGACCTCGAACTTGCGCGCGGTCTCGGGATCACCGATCTCCTTGAAGGACCAGAAGTCCTCCACCGGCTTGTTCAGCTCGTCGGCAGGGATGAACGGACGAGCCTGGATCACGCGCTCGGGCGGCGTGTACCACCTGTCAGTCGTGATCTGCGACTCGACTGTCTGACTGACCTTCCAGTCGACCCATGCTGGCTGCCCGTCCTCCTGAATCTCCAGAATCTTGCCTGCCAGATTGGACGAGATACGTCCACACGCATCGACCGTGACCTTGTTGAACGTGCCTGCGCAGGTACCTGGAAGGACGATCTTCGACGGCATCAGGCTCGATGCGCGGACGATCGAAGGGGCAACGCAGGCACCGAGGATGCCTGCGAGGAAAGAGCGACGACGGATTTCCATGATCAGCTCCGGATCTTCATGTTGATCGCATCCATGAACTGCTCCATGGTGCTCTTAGGGCGGACAGGCACGCGCTTGGCCTGCTGCGGGCCACGTCGAGCGGCGATGAACAGCGGCTGCGTTTCTTTCCGGCCGACGAGCACGGAGGACTTGTCGATCTCGTAGGCAACCCAGCTCTTGCCACCGGACCGCGCGCGTGCCGCCACGTCGTTGAACGTCTCGCCAGAGCTGTAGGCATCGTACATCTGGTTCTTGATCTGCCGCACGTCGTCCGGGTTGACCATGCTGGTCTCGACGATCTGCCCGTCGCGCCACGTGAACTCGATCTCGGTGTCGGTGCTGATCCAGCCGGAGGGCCGGCCATCATCTTCAACCCAGAGGTGCTCGTACTTGTGGCCCCGTTGGATCCGGCCTTCCATCTGCTCACGATCACCGTTACCGAACCGGTAACCGGTCATGACGAGGAACTGACCATCGGCGACGTGCTTCGGCACCACGATCTTCATGAGGCTCTCGGCCTTCACGATGGCAGGCGCAGCACCGGCTGCGAGGATGGCTCCGAGGAAACCACGGCGACTGAGGTTCATTACGATCTCCTTGTCAGGTTTGGTAGGGGTACAAAAAAGCCCCATCAGCGTGAACCGATAGGGCTAGTGATGAGTTGCTTAGAAGCCGAGGGCTTCCCAGCGAACGGTGATCGGCTTGCCGAGGACTCGCGGGGCCTCCACACGGCTCGCCGCGACCGACCGCACTTTCTCGGCCTGTCGCTTCTCCGCCTCGGCGAGCCGCATGTACCTGCGCATGAACCCTTCGCGGTTCGCGGTAAGGTACAGCTGGTCGGCAATCTTCTCGCCGAGCTCCTGCGTGACGTCGACACGCTTGATCTGGATGTCGCTGAAGTCGAAGGACTCCTCGGGGTAGAGGTCCCGCGGGTACGCGTAGGTATCGACCTCCGAGAGAGGCATGTCGCGGCCGTCGCGGACAATGCGGTAGATCGACTCGCGCTTGCTCCCGAACGCGTGGTCCACCGAGAACGTTGGGTCGTGTTCACGCGAGTGGATGGTCACCATGTCGCCAGGACGCAACCCGTGGATCATGTTCGGGTTCGACACCGGCTCGCACCATTTGTACTCGTCGATGCTGTAGAACGGAAGCTCGTCGACGACGAAGATCGAGCGAGTGACGCCACGAGGCGCCACGATCTTGGGCTGCACGATCTTCATGAGGCTCTCGGCCTTGACCACTGCGGGCGCAACGGCAGCGGCCATCATAGACCCGAGGAAGCCTCGGCGACTCATCTGCATGATCTTCTCCTGATCAGAAATGGAAAGAGGGGCCGTAGCCCCTCGTTCTGTTCAGTCCTCGTTGGACTCGCGCACCAGCTCCGTGAAGCTCATGCGACGCTCCCGCTTCTTCATCCGGCGCAGTTCGGACTTCTTGTAGGGCCCAGCGCCGGGTCCGCAGCACCCGCACTTCAGACCACCAGGTCCGAAGACAGCGTAGCGACGGTAGAGGGATTTCGGTTGGTTCATGTGTTGCTCCGTTAGTTGCTACACATGGCACCTCCTTCTTCAAGGTTGTTAGGGGTGGGCCGGCGTTCGAGCACGTAGAGGTAAACCTCGCAGTGCTCTAACCTGGACCTTGCGATCCCGGCTTACTCAGACACGCACCAAGGGTTACTCAGTGCGCCGGCCCGTCTCCGTACACACCTAGCGAACTAGGTAGAACCCGGAGATGTTCTGCGCTTAGGCCGCGAGGGCCTGAGCGAATTGCTCGTCGTTGGCAGTTAGTTTTGTACCCTGTCGGCTCTCTAACGCTGAGCTAGGCAAGGCGATGTACGCGAGTTGTTGGTCTCTATATCAGCGGCTCGGTCGATCCCATGTCACCCCCACCTTAGACACCACCCGCACCGTCAGCCGTACCACGACTGTCTTGCTTCCGGCGTTGTCTGGCCACAGAAAGGCGTTCGGCTCCCACGGTGGCTCGTGCCACTACTTGTGGAGTCTAAGGTGGAGGTGGCGGGACTTGAACCCGCGTGTCGAACCCGTCAACTTCAACCTCTCGTCGATCCGAAGACCGACACACAACCATGTTCCCTATGGTATGACTTCCGGCTTGCGCCGGGTGTCGGGCCTGGGGAGGCGGCCTTCATTGCAACTGCGGGTGACTCTTCTTTCGCCCTCGCTGCGTTGATCGTTCAGCTGGCCTTACTTGCCGCCAGGGCCCGTGCCCGGCGTGCAGATGGGGGCCGAGCCGCCGTTGCCCGGCATGCAGCCGTCCGGCGTGGCCTCGGGCTGCGGCGACTGGATCGGCTCCGCGGTGCTGGAGGCAGCGGCGGCACAGGTGGCGACGGCACAGGCAGCGATCAGGGTCGCGAGGATCAGGGACTTCTGCATTGTCAGCTCCTAGGCTGTGGTTGGGAAATGGTCGGACTGTACGAGTTGAACGTACCGACGTTCGGCCGCAGCTGTCGGGAACAGCGCTTCAGCGCCTATTTACCTACTGGCCGCCCTACTTGTTCTACCCCTGTGGTAGAGCCCGTTTGAATTTGCGGGGAGTGCTTCTGCGGTGGGATTCCCGATTCTCCACCCACATCACGTCGTTACCAGGGCCCTGCATCCCCGACCTTTGTGGGAGTCGCTGCGACGTGGAACTATGTTTCGATCGTGGCTACCATGCTCCGACTTCGCACTCGCGGTGGGGCTTCGTCATTGCACACCTTGTTCGACACAAAAGCACAACCTGGGGCCGCCTGACGGGATCGAACCGTCGACCTCTCACATGCCCGAAGGCCAGCGAGTGCTCTACCACTGAGCTAAGGCAACCATACTCTTTCTTTACAGTTCTGCGGTGAATGCCATCCGACTAGCGGCCGCCTCGTCTGTGAGACCCAAGAGCGTAAGTGTACGCGTATCCCAGAAGACCCTTGCGGATCCCCACTAATGCGTGTCCTCAGGTCGGATGGCAATCGACGGCCTACGAGACGTAGACCAACTTCTTGTCGGCGGCGCGCTCCTTGATGAACAGGCGCGCCTGCGGGTAGTTCTCGTTGGCAGAGGTGAAGCTGATGCCGTAGGCCTCTACCTCGTGAGCCGTCATCTTGGACGTCTCCGGCAGGGCCACGTTGGCCAGTTCGAACGCGCGCGGCAGCACGCAGTCCAGACCGTGCAGCGGGTCGTAGTCATCGCCGTAGCCGTATCCGAGCTTCTGACCTTCGGCGACTGCCAGGGCGGTCGCGGCGTCCAGGTCGTGTTGTCGCTGGGTGGCCCGTTCTTGGGCGGCGATCATGCGCCAGCGAGAGACCATGCAGAGGATGAGGCGAGCACGAGTCGTCGTGTCGCACAGCATCTTGCGGTCTTCGTCGTAGAGGTACGTGGACATGAAGGGTCCTTCTTGTTCTATGGAGCGGCTGACGGGAATCGAACCCGCGTCTGCTGTCGCAGGAGCTACCTGCTGGTTGGTCCGCTGTTCTGCCATTGAACTACGGCCGCTCAGGGTTCATCGGGTGGTCAGGGGCACGAAGTTGAGCTGTGCCTTCTGCGGCTTGTACTGCGCCCACAGGGCGACCATCGTCTGCCCGAACTTGGTCAGCTCGAAGGGGCTGCCGGTGTAGGTGCCGCACTTGATGGTCAGCGAGAAGCCGTTGTCGTCGCTGAGGCAGCCCTGCAGGTTGTTGTCGTCCCAGGACCACGGCATCCAGCCCCAGCCGTTGGCCTCCGCGTCGGCGACGATCACTTCGGGCGGCAGCATCGTCGGGCTCGGGCCGATGTTGTGCCCAGGTCCGAACTCGCCGATGACGATCGGCAGGCCGGTGGCCTTCAGCTGGTTCAGTGCCGTCGTGTAGTCCTGCATCCACGTGGCAGTCGCCTTCGGGTAGTGGAAGGAGCCGTACACGTGGACGTCGAACAGCAGGTTGTGCTGCGGATCCGCATCGAGCAGGGCCTGGCCGTACTTGACGATGTCCTGCGCATCCTGGCCGCAGCCGCCGCTGTCGATCACGAGCGTACCGGTGTAGCCAGCGGCACGCATGCGAGCCACGGCAGCCAGGTACGAATCGCGCCACACGGCGCTGTTCGCAGGACCCCATTCGTTCGCGATGTTGATGAGCCCGACATCGTTCAGCTGCGTCCACGTCTTCGCCTGGGCAACCCAGGTGTCGACGATCCCGACGAGGACTGCAGGGTCGGCCTTGCAGGTCCCGAGCCACGAGCCTGGGATCGGCGTGATCCCGTTGTCCAGCATCTGGGTCTTGACGATGCCCCAGTTGTAGGCTTCCGAGTTCGCGAACTTGAGGACGATGCGCTCGGTGTTGGCGCCGCTGAGCGGAAAGCCCTTCGGGGTTCCGTACGAGTCCCAGTGGTTGCGATTGGCACCACGGATGCGGAACTCGGTGCCGCTCGGGTCGAACAGCTTGTACGGATCGACCGCACCGGAAGCGGCAGGTGCCGCACCGTGCACCGACGAAGCCTTCGCCACGTAGAAGCCGTTGCCGATCTGGCCAGCGGGTCTTGCAGGGTCCAGCGAGCAGACCTGGCCTGCGAAAGCCACAGCGGCCGCGGAAGCGAACAGGAACGCAGAGAGTCGTCGAAGCATCAGGTTCTCCGGGTTGAAAAAGAAGGAAGGCGCAGGAAGCCCAACAGTCGTCCTACACAAGTCACCCTACTAGGCGGAGGTTGGCTACTCGGCTCGTTCGGCATGCTCTTCGGTCAGTCGTTGGGCTTCCCTTGCCTAAGGGTGCCGAGGTCGGGCGCTACGCCGACATTGATAGATCCTGCTCACTCCCGCCGACGTCTTGGAACCTGAGTACCAAGGTGGATCAGCGTGGACCCTGTGCATCGAGTGCCCTATTGCCTTGGTTCCTCGCCTCGGCTCATGCACCCATACCGGAACACAGGGGCTGGACATGGTCTGTTGGAGGCTGCTGAATCGCCCGTTAGCTCAAGCTCACAGCGTGAGGGCCTTGTCCCTCGCCAAGTCACACCATCCGACGGTCACCAGTCACCTGGTGCTGTGCGACGATAACCAACTATCGACTGTCCTAAAGTCGCCTGACTTACAGGCTTCTCGGCAAAACTTGGTCGGAGCGACAGGAATCGAACCTGCGACCCTCTGCTCCCAAAGCAGATGCGCTACCTGGCTGCGCTACACTCCGACAGAAACTTGGCGTGACCGATGGTGCCGGCTAGAGGACTCGAACCCCTGACCTCCCGCTTACAAGGCGGATGCGCTACCAACTGTGCCAAGCCGGCATCAGATCACTTCAGACCATCTCTGGCCAACTTGCCCAGGTCGACACCGTCGATGTTGATGTCACCTGGCTCGATCGCACGCGCGATCAGCTCGAGGCCAGCACGCGCGTACTCGGGCGTTTCCGCGTAGGCCATCGTAGCCACACGGCGCACATCGACGCCGTTCACGTGGATGCCGCCCTTCATGTCACGCAGGTGCTTCAGCGTCTTGTAGAGACGCGTGTCAGGCTTCTGCGTGACCGGCACGAACCTGCGTGGTGTGCCGAACGGAAACATCTTGAACAGAAAGGCAAACATGCCTGTCTCCTCTGAATAGGTGGCCGGATCTGGTGCACCAGCGTCCGGGCCTCTAACGTGTACCGATTCGGTTTCGGCTGGACCTGTGAAGTCCGTACGGCTCCCCGTCCACTGCCTCCGTCCGGCAAAAGCCCATGAGACAGCAGAGTTGGACACGACCAGGACGCACGTCAGCACGCCCTATCGCTGCAACGCGATGTTCTTGCTTGCTGATCAGTTCGGCATCATCAGCTGGACCTTCTCGAGGCCCCTGACGATCGGCACGCCGTCGTCTTCCTGGACGCCCAGGATCTGCGCTTCGTTGAGGACCAGGCGCAGCGAGCCGTCCTCCATTTCGAAGCCGCTGTAGTTGACGCCGGCGGCCACGTAGACGATGTCGCCCGGCTTCAGGTTGATCGGGATGCGCGTGCCTTCGGCCGTCAGATAGCCGTCGCCCACCGCTTCGACGATGAACTGCTTCTCGTCCTTGGTGTTGGTGCCGGTGATGATGCCGGAGGCGGTGGTCTCCGCGTCCTTCTCCTTGAGGACGACGTTGCCGTTGCGGGGTCGGATGATCTTCATGTGGTGGTCAGTCGTTGGTTGTGGAAACTTAGAGGCCCAGCTTGCGCCGGAGCTCCGCCTTCTCCGCCTCACGCTGAGGACAGGTGGTGCGGTGGTGCGTGTCGAGGCGCCGGAGGTCTTGCAGACGTTCGCGCCCTTCCAGCTTGATCGGGGTGATCGTCCAGCTGTTGAACGGAAGGACCGGGGTCATTCGACGGCCTCGACGATCAGCGCGTAGCTGCCATGGTCGCCGGTCGTACCCTTCAGGTGCAGCACGTAGGGCTTGCCCTGCTCGAACCAGAACTTCGCGTCCGGTTCGTTGGCGATGTGCCAGGTGCCGACCTTCGAGGTCAGCCAGACGTCGGTGAACTGCGTCTTGACCTTGGCGTGTCGCGAGTCGGTCGGAACGATGATGAACTTGTAGGCGCCGGTGTAGTGCGCGTTGATCGTCACCGTGTCCTCGAACGTCGGGCCAGCAACGTCGTGCTCGGCCTTCAGGCCATCAGGCATGCCATGCACGTAGTCGGTGGCTTGGGCGCCCAGGGCGCACGTTCCGAGGATCAGCGCAGTCAGCGCGTGGACCAGCAGTGTCTTCTTCATCATCGTTCTCCTCTGCGAGTTTTGAATAGGCGGAGCTTTCGCTATTGCTCCTATACCCTGGCGATATCAGCTCAGCCGGAGGGAGGACCGGCGAACATCAACTCAGGGAATTCCGATTAGCGACTCTGCCGCCACAGCTTGTGAGGCCGTGGCGGCTTGCCGCTACACGAGCGAGCGCGGGTCAGCCGACGATCGCGATGCGCTTGCGTTCCGCGCGCACCTCGGTGACGGTGTCCAGGCTCACAGTACGATAGCCCTTGGCCTCCAGATCGTAGATCGTGAGGTACGGACGGTCCGCGGCCTCGACGTTGTTGCGGCCGCCCTTCAGGTGCTTGCGCACGCCGATGCGGCCCGTCATGACCCGGGTCTGTCCGTCCAGCTTCGTGAAGGTGATGCCGACGATCTTGCCGTCCTGCTGGAACAGGTAGTCCCGCAGGTTGACGCGATGCAGCGACGTCTCCACGATCACCGGCTTGGTCTTCTTTGCCTTGATGGGCGTTTCGACCGCAACCGGTTGCAAGGTAACCGACGTCGGCTGGAAACCAGGGGCGACGACGGTCAGTTCGAGGGCTTGTTGGACTGCGTTCATGGTGTAACTCCTTAGACAATGGATGAAGGCTCACGGGTTCACGCAGGCGGGCCGTCCACAGACCAATGCTTTCCGGTCCGCCTGCGCTGCCGCGAAAACTAGCACGCACTGCTCACACAGCGCACACCAGCTTGCCGAAGGCTTCATCACTGACTATCCTTGCTACACACTCGGGGGACTTTCGTCCCTTATGCTCTTCCTTTACAGTTCTGTGCGCACCTACAGGTGCACGAGGTTCAGGTGGACGCCGAAGACGCTCAGCAACCACAGGATGACCGCGATGACCACCACGAAGTAGATGATGATCTTGATCGTCGGGTCCATCGGCACCTTCGTCTGGACGAGCCAGAGTACGAAGCCGATGATCACGAGGATCAACAGGACGGTCAGAAGCGTAGACAATGCCATTGGGTTCTCCAGTGGGTTGCCCTCCTCGTACTCAGGGTGCCTTGTAGGCTCTCTTCTGCGGATCCTTGTCGGGGTCGTAAGACCACCGTCCGTCTTTGTCGATCGAAAAGCCAGGCTTGCCCTCCACAGGACGAGGCTGTGCTCTACGCGCCTCCTCGGCAGCCTTGCGCTGCTCGAGTTCACGGCGTGTGGGTTGATGAACGGGTTTCCAAACGTCAACCATGATCGTACTCCCTTTGGACATACTCCCATCGGCTCCAGTACGATCTCGCATGCGGCCGCAAGCGATCTCCAGGTGAAGCTGCAGGGACTAGATCCACCGAGGGACGTTTACCGGTCTAATAGGCCGGGCTGTTTTCAACGAAGCTGTTGGGTGCCTGAGCACCGAGGTTCACGTGCGCCACCGCTTCAGCTTTAGACGAGGGCCGTAGGGTTTTCAGGGCCTGGCTCGGCCGATCCGTCCTATTCCTCGCCGCACCTACTGCGATGCGCATGGCCCACCGAACAGGCGGACCTTCGTAGCTTGCCTGACCACTATGCAACACCGTGTGCGGGTCAGGGGGCTCCGTCAGGAGCGAAGTGGATGGCCGCTCCTAACGGCTAGATACAGGTCCAGTGCATGAACGTCGTCCCTCACGTAAGCGGTTAGATGGCCTTCATCAGAGTCTGCAGAGTCTTGGGTGTCGGCCGCTTCTAACGGCTACGCGTATCGCCAGGTCATGGGCTGTCCTCTCGGGACGTTGAGGTTGCGGTGGTCGGACCGACCAACAGGTTGGGGCGGGCAGCGAACGCGAGGCCTACCGCTTGAAGCGGCGGCGCACTCGCAGCACGATGAGCGCCAGGGCGGCCGCGATCATGGAGATCGTCGGCGGCTCTGGCACCACCGTGACCGGCGGTCCAGGCGGGCCAACAGGCCCGCACGATGAGCTGCCACACGGGCTGCTCGGCGCGGACGCCGGGGGCTTCGGAGGCCGGCCAAAGATCGGGCCACCACCGCCACCACCTCCATCGAAGGGTGGCGAGTAGTAGGCCGTCGAGGGCGGCGCACCGGAGTCAGGGACGGGATCGGACGGCATCGAAGGCGCGACGATCTCCGGAACCAGGTCGGCGACGACGAGCGGCCCGGCAGCAGGTGGCTCGAACAGGAGCTCGCTGTTGTCGACGACCGGCACGTCGGGATCCTTGGTAGCCATGAAGCGGCTGATCAGGCTCACGTTGTCGCAGACCTGCGGGACGACCACGCAGGTGTCGCCGTTGGCGCAGTAGGCAATCGCTCGCTCGATGTGCCCTGCGGGCCACGCGTCACGGCGGACGTCACCGTGGCAGGTGCTGTGTCCGCTGTGCATGTCACGAAGCCCGAAGTAGGCCTGGCCTGTGCGTTCCGAATAGACCGAGTCCTTGGTGATGATCAGCACGTCGGTGAACGCGTGCGCGTCCATGGAGGCACGGATCAGCGCCTTGTCTGCCGGATCGAACGACAGCGTGTTGAGGGCCTTCGTCAGATCCGCCTGCGAACGGTAGGGGTCATGCCCTGGGTTGTCCCAGGCACACGGGTCGTGCGCAGCGTGCGCCGACTTGATCGTGCCCATGAGGCACAGGATGGTCAGCGCGTACAGGAATTTCTTCATGGTGCCTCCTCCCTTGCGGGACAGGTCTAGAAGCGCCGGCGACGGAGGCACGCGACGAGTGCCAAGCCGGCGAGCAGAAGCGCGAACCCCCGGGGCTCGGGCACGGCGGCCGTCTCCAAGGTCAGCGTGCCCGTCACGGCCGTGACCTGCGAGTTCGGGCACTGGCCCGGACCGTCGCAGTCATAGGCCAGCAGGGTCGGGCCGCTGTAGATGTTGACGTACGAGCCGCTGGTGGGCGCGAACAGCATCAGGCCTTGGTAGTTGAAGGCGTCGTCGATGGTCCAGCCGGCGCCTGGCACCTCGTAGAGCAGGTTGTTGTAGTCGAACACCATGCCGCAGTCGGACGACGCGCAGATCGTTTCGCCGGTGGGCACCAACTCGATCGGTTGCGCGTGGTTCAGCCCGTCGGTCCAGGTGCCGGTGAACGACGTGATCAACTGCGGGTTCGTCAGGTTCGACGAGTCCGTGGTGAACGTGCCGGACAGGCCGAACGGCGCACGGTCCTCGAACGTGCCGCGGAGTTCCAGATCCCAAACCGCAGCGGCCTTGCAGGCGATCGCCATGGTCAGGAGGAACATGAAAGCCAGGATCTTCTTCATGCTAGGTTACCTCTGTGGTGTGGTGAAACGGGAGCGGTGAGCTATGAAATTAGAAACCACTACTGCCGGGCTGCGGCTCGCAGGATCTCCATTGCGCGCGCAGTCCGCTCGGCCAGCGTGCGCTCACGGATAGGAGCGATCGTGATCTTGGGGCGCGGCTGATTGCCGTGCATCGTCGGGCGGTGGCCAGTCATCACCGGATCGTTGGCCATCGGTACGTACCCATCGTTCGGTTCAACGAACTTGATCGTCGAGGACGCGTGCTCCTTGATGGCCGTCGAATACTGAGGCTTCGCCGGAGCGGCCAAGGCTTCGACGGCATCGGCACCTTCGGTCTTCATCATCGTGATGTGGTGCTCGAAGCTGCGCTGCTCGCTCTTCTTGATCCAGTTGTTGCCGACGGCGATGTCGATCAGCAGCTCCATGGCCTCGATGTAGGCCGGATGCCGGAGATTGCGACCCCGCAGGTAGCTGAGCAGCCACTGCACCGTTGTTGGCTTCGTCGGGTCCATCTTGTGTGGCGGGACAACCATGCGGGTCAGAAGGGCCCGCGCCTTGATCTCGTTTGTCATACTCTCCTACTGTGCTTGGTCTTTACAGTTCTCGGTGAAGTGGCGTGGACTCGTCGAACTCGATGGCTTCGATGGTGGTCCACACGAAAGGGGTTATTGGTTGGAGCGTCATGTCGACCTGCATGCGGCCGATCTGCGACTTGGCCCAGACGCGTGCGGCCCGCGCGCTCCTGAATCGCTTCGGCAGGTCTTCCGTGTAGGTCCCGAACGTGGAAGAGCCGCAGAGGATGATGTGCGGCTGTCCTCGCAAGTAGACCAGTACGTAGTCCTCGACGATCCAGGCAGAGACCATCGAGTGAGCCATCCCTGTCAGCGAGTCCAGGTAGAACTTGGTCGACTCCTCGAGGGCCTTCATCGTGATCGTCATGACGTGCGCCGAGCCCTCGCGATTGTTCTTCAGGAGCTCTGCGTCGACAGCCAGGTGCTCCCGCAGTTGCTGCTCGATGGTCTTGACCATCGGCTCGTAGCCAAGGTCAACGCCGAGCAGCGGCCAGGTGCGCTCCTTGGGTCGGATCTCGCAGTCGAACACGTGGTAGCGATCGCCGGCGTCGCTGTTGTAGAACTGGACGCCAGAACCCGGCATCGAGGCCCACATGCGGCGAATCCAGTCATCCTGCTGATCCAGGAAGTCCAGCGCTTTCCGAATCTCCTCCGGCGTTGGTTTAGAGACGACCATGGCTGTCTTTCATTGCTTGGGCGAGCGCAACGAACTGCTCCTTGGTCAGAAGCTTCTGCCCTTCGTTGGGAGCCAGGACGCCGAGCCACCGGAGCTTCTCGTTGAGGCTGTCGATGGACTTGTTGAGCCCATCGGCCACGAACTGGAAGAAGACGAGTTCGATCTCGGCGTTGAAGCCGAAGGTGCCGTGGTCGAGCTCGCATTCGTCGCGAAGCTGCTCGGCAGTGACGTTGGGGAACGGAACAAGCATGAGTGACCCTTCATTTGGATTTCCGTGGGTAGAAACGGATGGCGAGGACGCAGCCGAGGGCACCACCCGCACCGACCGGCAGGCAGATGGCCCAGCTGTTCTTGACGACCAGGCCGACGAGACCGACGTCGAGTGCAGCCATGCAGAAGCTGCACACCACCGCTCCCACGAGCCGTCGGTGGATCACGTTCTGCTGCTGAACGATTTTCATTCCGATGGTCGTGAACGACACGCCGAATGCGATGAGCTGTTGGATCACAGCAAGAACCCGAAACGGACGAGACCGATCAGGTCGCGCTTCAGTGGCGGCTCAACCTTGTGCTCCTGGCCTTCGGGTCCTTGCTGGAACTCGAGCCAGCGGTCGAACGCCTCCTGCTGTTCGTCCGTCAGCTCGTCGCCGTTGACGAACTTGTTGGACATCTTGAGAACAGCACTCATGACCTCGTGATCCTTGGGAATCACGTAGAGGTTGGCCTTCTCCGGGATCTCCTCGTAGATGACGAGGACTTCTTTGGTTTCTTGTGAACTCATTCGTGCACCCAGCGGCGTTCGGGGAGGTCGATGGTGCGCAGGTAGTCCACGTGGACCTCACCGCGCTCCGTGGTCACCATGTCGTCCTCGATGTCATCGTCGTCCAGCGCTTCGATGAGCCCGAGTTCGTGCAGGCGGTTGCGGGCCAGGCTGACTTCGGTTGGCGACGGTTCAGTCAGCGTAGCGTTGTTGTGGTACAGCAGGAGCATCAGCTCCAGGTCGGACAGGACTTCAGTCCGTGGCATCTTCAGCTCCTTCAGTGGGTTCGACAGGCGGTTTCCATGCGGCGGACGCAGCGCGTTGCTCCGCCAGCTGAAACTGGCCCTTGATGCAGGCAACCGTGCGCGCGTGCGCGTGCTCGATCGACGCGAGATTGAGGCGGCTGTGCTTGTTCAGCGCGGCCGCCAGGTGCCGGTAGTACGCGGGGTGCGGGATCGGCAGCACATGAACCATGTGCTGGGCACTTTGCAGCACGAAGTCGAAGAACTCGTGCATCTCGCGCTTCTCATGCCGCTCGTCCTCGCGAGCGAACAGCGTGTTGATCGCCCAGGTCGCGGTACGGCCGACCGCGAGGATGAAACGCGGCTGGACCAGGTGGACCTCGGAGGCCAGGCGGCGCAGCTCAGGCGCGAACTGCGGCTTGGGCCACCAGCAGTGGCCGTTGAAGTCGAAGGGTGCGAACTCCATGGACTTGACTGCCGCAGGGTCGAGCGCGCTGTCGAAGTAGTCCTCGACGGAGATCGACGTCGGCCACGCCTTCTCCGAGAACACGTTGGTCCGCGCGATCTTGTGCCAGTAGAGGCCCGCACGGTCGATCAGCTTGGCCAGGTCCTGGCCGTGCAGGTTCGACTGCGAGAACGCCGTCGAGTCTGCGTCCAGCTCATGCGGCATCTCGCCGACGATCAGCATGTTGCACGCGTAAGGCTCGTCCGGGACGACCAGCTTGGTCTTCATGTTGCCCATCAGTTGTCCTCCTCGGGAAGGGTGTAGACGACGCGGCCGACAGGCAGCGGCATCTTGAGCACGCGCTTGATGTGTTCTTTGCCCCGTGGACTGAGCTCAAAGATCGCCGTGCCGTTCTGCATGCCGAGCTCGTTCGTGTCGTCGGCGAACTCGATCATCGCGTTCTCCAGGAGCATCAGGTGCGCTTCTTGCGCTTCCTTGCCCATGATCTTGTTCATGCTGTTGAACTCGAGTTGATCGACGTACTTGGTACGCGGCGAATGCCAGTAGTAGACCAGGATCTCGAGCTGCACGATGTTGAGACGAGGCTTGTCTTCCTCGCTCGTGGGCCAGTAGGACATTGAAGCCATCTTCATTCCTCCTTCTCGCCCTTGACGGCCACCAGGTGTCGCCGTGCGAGCTCGCAGCGTTGCTCAGCCTTGCCCAGGCGTTCCTCGGCCTCCGCCTGCGCCAGCCGATCGACATTGGCCTGCCGTTCACCTTCCGGCAAGGCCGCTAGGTAGTCCTTGCGACCGAACATGAACTTGAGGCGCTCGAGTGCAGCCAAGGCCTCTCCGTACCCGTAGCAGTGGATGTAGCCAGGGCCGTGTGTGATGTAGAGGTCCGGCGGCTCGACCACGAGGCTCGGGTACTTGGAGTCGTGCCACTCGATGTTGATGACACGCTTGCGCCAGCCGACGACGACCGGTCCCCAGGTCGTCATGAACATCATCCACGGCTGGCTGTACTGCGGATTACCGGTGCCACGGTCACTGACGTACCCGTTGACCAGCTTGTGCTCGGACGTGTAGTCGAAACCAGTCAGCATCATCAGCGCACGGTACGCTTCGACCCGTGCGACCACCGGGTTCTCACCCTTCTCGTCATAGACGAGCTCCCACTGTTTCTTCTCACTCATGTTTCTCTCCTAGTCACTTGGCCGCATCGGCCACGAAGGTTTTCAGATGGTTCAGCAGCTCGTCGCTGACGAAGACCGGCTTGTGGAAGCCGGACTTGTCAGTCACGAGCGTACCGACGGCACACCGGCTGAGCTGGAGGTTCATGGTCTCCAGCCCTTGATGACCAGCTTCAATCTGCACGTCCCGGCAACGACGCCCTTGCGCGTCGGTCTGGAACACAGGCTTCTTCCTCGGCATGGCCTCTCCTAGTAGACGATCGGTTCGATCCGGCCTTCGCGCAGGTCGACCCAAACGTCGCGCGGCGGTTGGAACAGCTTGAGCGCGTTGGGCAGCATGAGGACCACGCACTTGTACTCGCGGCCCACGACAGCCAGGTGCGCCAGCTTGCCACCCGTCTCGCAGATGATGAGGCCGCGCTTGTGGTCCGGGGTTTCCATGTTGGCCGTCTCCATTGCGAGCTGGTAGTCCGGCCCTGCGTTGGGGACAATGGCGATCGAGCCAGGCGGCACGCGCTCGCCAGGACCAGGGTGAACCACCGGCCCGTAGCATGTCGTTCGCCTCGGATCGCCGGCCAGTACCGTGAACTCGCGTGCTGTGTACTCCTTGACCAGCGCGTGCCGGTGATGGATCGAACTGTTGCGCACGATCTGCCCCAGCGTGACCTCCTTGTCAGCACGCGAGCGGTCGTAGGCCTCCTCGAGCGGGATCCCGGCGCCCAGCATCCAGTCCGTGTGGTTCGGATCATCGTTCGCCATCTTCCAGCCGGAGCCTGCGACCCACGCCCACGGCACGTCGATCCCGTAGTCCTCGAAGTTGAAGTTGTCGCGCATGGCCCAGCGAAGGAACGGGTTGCGAGGGACGCGCAACGTCTTCTGCTTGTCCCAGGGCTTGCCGTCATCGGTGATCAGCGGGATCTCGATCCAGCCTCCGACCTTGTCGGCCTGTTCGCGGACCTTGTTGCCCAGGATCTTCTCGGCAGCCGTCGTGAACGCAAAGCGCAGACGGTCGACCTCCTTCCATTCCGTGTCGCTGATGTAGCGGTGCAGCGTGTCGACGCCCTTCTCGAACGCCTTTTCCATGTCGCGGAGCTCAGCGTAGTGCTCGTCAGGGACAGGCTTCTCCAGGTAGTCCGCAGTCGCCTTCAACAGCGTGTCCCAGAGGCGTTGCTGCTCCTGGATGACCATGTCGCGCTCTGCCTTGTCGGCAAACCCTTCCTCCGGCAGTGCCTTCTCCAGCTCCTCGGAGACTTGCGACACGGTCTCCAAGGTCTCGACATCCTTGGCCTTCATGTCACGCACCTCGTAGGAGTTGCCGACCTTGTCGAGGGTCGCACCAACGAGGCGAAGCTTGAACAGGTTCATCCGCTCGATGAACTGCACCGGGTCGTTGGTGCTCACACGGATCCAGAAGGGCGGCGGATCGACCAGGCGTCGGCAGAGCACGTCACCGACCAGGAACTCGCCGACCCAGCGCACAGGGATCCGGACCAGCATGTCCTGGCTCGGGTTGTCAGCGTAGTAGAGGCTGCGGAGCGCCCCGTTCAGCTTGTCGTCGATCACGTTGAAGATCTTGTAGTGACCGCGGTGCGTCAGCGCCCACTGGTAGTCGTCCTTGCACCAGCCGGACACGATGGCGTAGGGCTGCCAGATCTTGTCGCCGTACCGGAACAGGTCGCCGTACATGAAGTCCATGCGGGCCTGCCGCGCCTTCATCGTAGGCCCGTCCTTGGGCAGGCGGCGCAGATAGATCCCGCGCGGCCCATCGGAGCGACCGGCCAGCGTGGCCTCACCCTTGAGGATCGAGATCGCGTCATCGGTGGACATGCCATCCAGGGTCTCGGTCAGGAAGGTCAGCGCACGGTCCCATGCGCGTTCATCGACACGCTGGAGTGCGAAGTCGGCGATCCATGCACCGTCGACCTTGAAGAAGGCCTTGCGAACAACTGTTCCTTCGGCGTCTGCAGTCGTTTCACTCATGGTTCAGTAGCCTCGGTAGAGGAGCGGGCACGCTCCCATTTCGTTGCTGAGCGGAGCTTCGTAGTGCGGGAACTCGAAGTCCGGTTGATCGTGTTGCTCCCACATGGCGTCCAGGCTCTCCGGGACAGGGACGATCCGATCCATGCGGACCATCACGTCCATGTCAGATGTGACGGCCGCCATGTTGCGCATGGCCAGCCAGAGGTCTGCCGGGCGGTTGTCGAGTCCCATCTCGTTGCGCGCCCCGTTGTCGTTGGGGTCACGACGGATCATGCCCTTGACCTTCTTCCACGGGCCAGTCGCATGCAGCATGTTCGGGTGTTCAGCCCAGTAGTCGAGAGCCTGCATGGCGTCCGACGGCTCGGCGAAGCAGTAGCGGCGCTCGCACATGACACCATGCGGGTCAGGGTCGATCCCGAACAGGACGCCAGTGGTCGTGAAGAACCGGTGGATTGCGCAGATGCGTCCTCGGATCAGGTGCGGCCAGTAGTAGCCGTTGGCCTGACAGAACGCCTTCTGCTCCTCGGTGATCTCTGTGTAGAGCTTCATCGCTTTGCCTTTGGTCTGTGGCGGTTGTACCAAGGCTCATTCGGCTTGAGCCTCGGCAGGTTCTCCAAGATCGGCCTTTCGATAATCTCGGAGGTCAGGTTCTGCACGTAGAACGTGCAGGGGCCGGTCACGATGAATACGGACCGGCCCTCGAACAGGAACCCCTCTGGTTCGGAGGGCTCCGGAGCTGTTGGTTCAGCGACCACCGTTGCCATGATCTTCGGCAAGGCTGCTGAACCGGCCAGCGCTCAGGTTGTTGTTCCCAACCACGGCCGGCAACGTCGGATCGTTCTCACGCAGCTCCTTGCGGAGCTTCGCTCTCGGGTCGGCCTTCGGCTTGTCGAAGTCCGGGTTGTCACGACGCATCTGCGCGTAGTGCTGCGCTTCCCAGGCGTCGCGGTCCACTTGGCTCTGGCTCATGATCAGCCCTCCGTGTAAGCGTGCTGCGGGTTCTGCAGCCAGGTCACAGCCATCGGCAGCAGGTAGCCGAGGTTGTAGACGAAGTTCGAGTTCTCAGTACCCAACTCGAACAGGCCGTCCGGGCCAGGCTTCGCCAGGATCTCCAGGAAGTCCCAGATGTTGACGATCACGACCTCTTCGTCGGTCATCGTCCGGACCAGCCCGCGCAGACCAGGGACCGACGCGCAGTAGAAGTACAGCGTGGTCCCTTCGCGCACGGCAGTCCGTCGCTCCTGGTGGAACAGTTGCCACTGGCCGGGGCCAGGCAACCAGATGCCCATCTCCTCGGCGGCTTCACGACGGATGCCACCGACTGGGCTTTCGCCGACCTTGATGTGACCACCGACGCCGTTGAACTTGCCGACGTTGAAGGACGGTCCGCGGTTCTTGCGGATCAGCGCGACCTCCATGTTCGTCAGGTCGATCGCGTAGCCCACCGAGAACCGGTTCTCGATGTCCGGAGCGTGGCCGCTCGTGCCCATCGTATCGTTGTAGACGCGCTTGTAGAAGTCGATCTCTTCCGAGGTGGCCTTGGGCGCCACGGAGACCGTCAAGCCGGTCTTCAGGTTGAAGTGTTTCATGGTGATCCTTACTTGGAGCTAGGGAGGATGGACAGGGCCTTGTAGATCCGCTGTGCCAGGTCTTCGGCACCGCTGTCGGTCAGCTGGTGCTCTTCACCGGTCTTGTGGTTCTTGAGGATCACGTAGGGCGTGTCGCAGTCCTCACGGAACGCGATGACCTCGAACTGCTCGGTCGACGACCGGTACTTGCCGAGGGGCGGCTTGATCACACGGCGTTCGCCGTCTTCCATGCGCTTTGCCATCAGGTTGCTCCTCGTGCAGCAAGCACAGCATCGCGCAGGGCCGCGAAGTCATCAGGCAGCGTGAACCGGATGTGGGCTTGGTCGATCAGCTCGGCTCGGCCGGTCAGCGAGCAGAACATCAGCGGCTTGATCCGGAACTGGCAGGCGATGGCGCCCATCTTGCTCTTCGTCGCCGCCACGTTGAACACGGGATCAGCAGGGTCCTTGCGACGGGCCGCCTCTTCGGACAGATAGACAGCCCAGTGCAGCACCGGGTCCAGGTCCGGAGGAGTGACCGGTTCGGCCTTCGCCTTGGCCTTCATGTCGGCGATCCGTTTGTGAAGGACCAGCAGGCGCTTCAGACGCGTTGAGTCTTCCGGCTTGTAGAGGTGGAAGTCGATATCGCCGTGCGAGATCGCCGACCGCGCCGTCCTCGGGCTCATCGCGATGTTGAGGAACGAGGCGCCTGTGCCGCTCGTCACCTCGGCACACATGGCGTGGGTGCCAATGACCCAGTAGATCGAGTCCTCGGTGGACCCATCACCTACGAAGTCGGCAGCCACGACCTCGTACATGGCCTGCTCACTGAGAGCGCTTGCGCTTGTGTCCAATTGCATTCCCCTTCTCGTCGAAGACAGGTAGGTGGGAGCGACGAACCTGGTAGCCGTCGCGCATGAGGATCCCGACGTCCTCGAAGAACTGGATGACCTTGCAGTACTCGGCATCGGTTCGGTAGTCGACGCCGATCAACTTGAGCCCGAACCCGATGGCCACCGGGTTCAGGTTCATCACATGGGTCCACGTCTCAGGGAACAGGTCCTTGAGGGCCTGCTCGTTCTGACGAACCCACTCCTTGTCGCCCAAGGTCTGCAAGATCCTGAGCGGACACTCGATGCCATCGCCGGCCTTGGCTTCTACGTCGATGTCAATCACTGAGCATCTCCCGGCGTTGCAGTTCAGTCGTGGCCTCGGCAATCAGAGCCCGCAGCTCGTCGGCCGAACGCTCGTCCATCGGACGCTCGTAGTCCTGCAATCGTCGGGAGAGCCAGCGGATGCGCTCCTTGGTGGCCGTGAGCCAGACGAGACCTGTGAAGGCCGTACCAGCGATCAGGTCTTCGACGCGCGGTCGCACGTCGTAGTTCATGAACGCACCGTTGGCCAGCTCGTCGTCGGACAGATAGCCCATGGCAAGCTGAGACCGGTCGCGGAAGTCGTACTTGCCCTTGTGCCAGTCCTCGGTCCCGTCGAGCATCCACCGGCCGCCGGGCGTGCCCATGAAGCGGATGGCCTGCATCAGATAGCCGGCTTCGAGCCCTCGCACGTGGAACGAACCGGACTGCGCCTCGGCCTTGTTGTCCCACGAGAACTGGAGGGCCTTGCCGTTGAAGCGCGCTGCCATCTTCAGCGAGCCCAGGTCAATCTCGATCGACGAGGGCTCGCGCGTGTTGATCACCATCAGTGTCTCCTCTCGTTGATCTTACAGCGGCTTGGACAGGCCGTCCACGTCGATTCGCAGCGTCGGCTGCATCGACTTGAGCACCACGAGCGCCTGCTCGAGCGACATCACGCTGTCGCAACACGAAGCCCAGTCCTTCAGCTTCGCGTTCCAGTAGTAGTGCGTGCCGCGCAGGTCGGATCGGCCGATGCAGTAGTGACCCTTGACGCCGTCAGCGCGGTCGACCAGGTACGGCATCCACGGCGTGTAGAGCGGAGGGGCACCGCGTTGGCGGAGCTCTTCGAGCGCATCAGACGCAGCTTCACGCATGCGAGCGCCCACCGCATCGCCCTCGCGTTCACGCGGCCAGGTTGCGATCAGCGAGAGTGCCTCTCGTGCCTTCAGCAGCAGGTACAGGGGATCAGCCATTGTCGTCCCCTTCGCCGGAGTCGGCGCCGATGACCTTGGTCGTCGCTTCCAGGATCGGTTGCTGGCGTAGCTCACCGATCGTGACCCTGGCGACCTTGGCCACCGACTGGAGGGCCGTCGTCAGCTTCTCCGGAGAGCGGACGGAGACGGTTCCGACCATCGTGGTCTCGAACCCGTGGTTCTGCAAGGTCTGCGCGATCAGCTGGGACACGGCAGACTTGCCGATCCCGGGAGGTCCCGAGACGGCGATCATGATGCTGTTTTTCGACATGGACGCTCCTGTGTGTTGTGCTTCGTCTTTACCGTTCGGCTCCAGGTCCTTTTCGGATCCGTAGTCGAGGTCGCTGCTCTTGCAGCTCCGGCACTTGCGCTCCCTGTAGGCGGTGCTCATCTGCCCTCCGTACTCAGGCTGCGTGTCCTGCTGTTTGTTGCCGCAGGACTGGCACGTTCTGATCCATGCTTTCATCTGGTTCTCGGGTAGGTTGCGACTGCGATCCCGACTGCGAGCACGATCGGGAGAAGCAGCCAGAGGAGGCGGAAGTCGTTGAGCTTGATGGACAAGACCAGCAGGCCAACGGCCAAGAAGACGTAGCCGAGGAGGATCAGCAGAAGCGGCACCGCGTCGCGGAGCGCTCTGACGACCAGCTGGCGGAACAGAGCTGCGGGGCTGTTGCTCATAGCGCCCCCAGCTTGATGCACCACGCCACGTACATCGAGTTCCACGCAGGATCCCGTCCGTCGACCTGCTGGGGCGACACCTCGTGGTACAGCCGGTCGTCGAACAGATACCAGTCACCTGGCCTGTGGAACAGCCACGGTCCGTCAGGGTGCGTGTGGCGAAAGGCCATCCCCGGATCGGCCCGCAAGACCCACATGAGGCTCAGCTGGTAGATGTCGTCGTCGTGGTCGAGCGTGCCGGGTGTCAGCACCAGATGCTCCTGGTCAGTCGCCCTGAGTCCCATGAGGGCCAGCAGTTCGTGCGGCACCCAGTCGATGGACGCGAAGAGTTGCGGAACCGGCTGCACGTCCACCAGTTCGTCGCAGAAGTCATCGCTCTCCATCTGGACGAAGCACTTGTCGGCCATCAGGTTGACGATCTCGGTGATCGTGGGTGGCACTTCGATGTTGCCACGGACGACTCCTGACTCCTCGTGTGGGAGGACCAGGTCCTTGAACACATACATGCCGAAGTCACGCACCGGGACCCTCCATTGCCTTCAGTTGTGCAGCCGCCTCACGCTCTTCAAGCCAGGCGGCACGACGTTCCTTCATCGCTTGGATGATGTACCAGCATGTCCGGTTGGTCGGCTTGTACCAGACCTTGGCAGACACGTCCCAGACTTTGATCTCGGCGGTCTTGGTCTCGTCGTTGAGCACGATGGTCGCTGTGAACGAACCGCTGGTGTGGGAAAGCCGGCGGATGCGGATCATGCGCCCTAGGTGCTCTTCGAGATCGTCCAGCAGTTCCTGCTCGTAGTAATCAGCCACGTAGTCACGCCACTGAGAGTCAGAGCGGACCCACGACTCGAACTCTTCGAGACCTGCGTGACGACCGCTGCGCTCAGACTCCGTCAGCTCGGGTTCACCCAGGAAGGTCAGTACCTTCGTGACCTGCTCGTACTGGTTGCCTGGGCCTGTGTAGAACCCTACGGGAGAGTCCTCGATGGCGCAGCCGTTGGCTTCGAAGAACTTGACGAGTCCACGCCGGACGATCGCGTGTGGCATGTAGGCCAGCGAGCCAGGGTGAACCAGTCCTTCGTAAGCGTTGCTGACCGTGACCTCCGTGGCGAACAGTTGAGGATCAACCAAGACCGCCATGTTGGCCAGGGAAGACATACAGACCCGCAGTGTGTTCCACGCTTGATCACCGTAGTGCTGACCAATCGACATGCACGTGTCCGTCCGCTCCGCATAGCTGAAGTTGAGCAACGTGGTCGCCTCGTTGCCGGCCTTGGTGCGCAAGACAATCCGCGCGCGGCAGGCACCTTCCTCGAACAACGGGCAGAGCGAGAACGTAACCTGCGTCTTCCACTCCGGGTGATTGCCGTCTGTGACCTCGGCGGACCCTGCATCGGGGATCCAATGGAAGGTCTCGAGCTGATTGGCTCGCCACTTGGCCATCATGTTGACCAGCTCTGGGTCTTCCGGATGGATTTCCACGTACTCCGTGTTCCAGATCCGGCCTTGCGACTGCATGAAGTCCATGAGTCGATGGACCTGCAAGGGTTTGCTCTTGATGAACAGCGGGTACGAATTGACCCGGCTGTACTCGGAATCGTTGTCGGATCCTGCGGCCTCACGAATGACACGACGGGGCCCTTGGCGATCCTGCAAGTCCTGCATGAACACTGCGTAAGGGTTGAGGGCCTCGTCGATGGAGGCCGTCGCAATGTTCATCAGCGCATGACCTGCCGCGGACATGGCAGGGACTGCCACGGCAGCCGACGAGACAGCCGACCACTGATCCATGACGACCTTCGCGGCCGACAGCCTGGTTGCCATGCGTTCAATCAGGCGTTTGATGATGTCTACCATGAGCCTCTCCTCAAGGAATGATGATGTGGCCGTCAGGGCCGACGGGGAGCTCCTCGATGCCAGGCATCGCAGGGTCGAACTTGTAGCCGCCCTCGTCGAACGGGAGGTCCTTGTTGCGCTCACGGAACGACTCGTGCTCGACGGAGCCTCGGTTCACCTTGTCGATCTTGCGACGGTACGCCCGGCCCTCGTAGGACAGGAGTGCCATGCGCAGATGGTGGATCACGTCCTTGTTCTCCACGCAAGGGACCAGACCGTCGAGGTACTTGGTGCGGTCGATCAGGACGCGCAGCACCGACTGCACGTTGGTCCCTTCGTGTTCGTTCTCGTGTTGGACCGACCCACCGGAGCGCTTGAGGAACTTCAAGAACTGGAAACCACTGCTGTCGTCGTGACCAACGTGGGGAACCATATACAGGTGCCCAGGGTCGATCGCGTGGGG